CCGCCGGTGATGCCCTCCAAAACGATGCCGGTCGATGGCTTGGAACACACGAGATTCAGCGCGGTGAGCGAAAGGCCGACGCTGGAGATTTGCCCCTGCGGGATGGTCGAATACCACCCGGTCCAAGCGAAGTTGGCGTCTTCGTGTACAACCAGCGTGATATATTTGCTGTTGAACCCAACCGCTAGTCCCTTCGGACAGTTCAAATCGAAGAACAGCGGAGTATCGCCCAGCAACAGCCCGCGGAAACCTGACTGCACGGGGTCGTCCTTGCCCCACCGTGACGACGGGTCGTTGTTGTAGCGCTCAACGGTCATGAAATCCGTCATGAGCGTAGTCCAATCCTCAATGCTCATGACAACGAAGTCGAGCGCCTCGCCGCCGCCGGCCTTTGCCGCCTGCAGAAGCTTCGGGATGAAAGTCTGGCGGGTCAGGATCGCGCCCGCCGCGGTCACGACGTTGCCCTGCCAATTGGGATAAACGGTGCGGTCAAGGCCGCCGTAAACCTGGGACGTCGCGGCGTTCCCGTAGGCGTCGAGCAACCCGAACATCTGCAGCACGTTGCCGCCGTTCGATGTAAACAGCGCGCCGGCAAGTGCCGCCAGCGCACTGTTTTTGAGGTCGTTCATTTTGAGCATCAGGCGCGAGGCGACGGCGACGGCGTCCTGCGTCACCAGTTGCTCCAGCCCGTAGGACGTCACCGGAGTTGCGAGCGCGCATATGTTGAATTCCGCGTTGACGGTCGCGGCGACATCGGGCGGGATGTTGAACTGACCCGCCGGCCCGATCCACGACGACTCGACGTACTGGCCGGTCTGGACCGGCTGCGTGTAGGGCGAGACGCCGCCCGACGCGCGCACCGCGTTGCGCAGCATGATCGCAAGCAACGGATTCTGTTTGTAGATCAGCGACACGACCACCTGTGCGAACACACGCCGCACAGTCGCTTGTAACTCCAGCCCGATCGGACCGGAGGGAATCAAGCCGGCACCTAGCAAAGCCATTTTTTAGCTCCTGGCTTGTTGCGGATGCCCACCCCGCTGTTTGAACGTCACCTGAATTGTTTTTCGCGCGCGTCGTCGCGCCGGATCGCTGCAATGATTTCCTTGCGCGCCCAGCCCTCGGGATCCTTGGCGACTTCTTTCGCTTCGTCGCTCTGTCCGTGGTTCCAGAAGTGATCGTTGAAGCCGCTGGCCGGGTCCGATGGTTTCGGATTCTTGGCGGCCTGATAGCCCGCCGCCACCTCGTAGGAAGCGACGTTGTGTTCGACCATGAATTTTTCGAGATCCTTCATGGCCTCGTCGGTGAAGCCATAATCACGCTGCGTCTTCGCGCGCGCCTCGGCCCAGGCGGTTTTTTGTTTTTCCTTCGCCTCGGCCGCCTTCTCGTCGTCGCGCTTCTTGCGGTCGTCTGCGAGCGCGGTCTCTACCTTGTCCTCAATGTCGAGGTCAGGGATCCGCAGTTGCGGATATTTGCGCTTCAACAGGCGTTTCGCGTCCTTGCCTAGCGCCGGGTCGTTCCACAGCGGTTCGACAAGGTCGGCAATCTCCTTGCGTGCCAACAGGGCGTTGTATTCTTCGTCTGAGATTTCACGCGGCATGGTGCTAGGTTCCTAGGAACATAGCCCCCCCCACACCCGTGGTGACATCAAGCCGTGTTGGTTTTGCCCACCACGCGCGGCTGCAGTGGAACGCCGCCCTCGGGCTTGGGCACGATCGACGGGATGGCGCCCCATTCCGACACTTCCGCCTGCGTGTCCACCTGCAGCACCGTCTTAGGCGGTGTCTCAAACGGGTAGGTAATTGGCGGATCATATGAACGATTCTGGGCCATGGATTAACTCCCTGGTAGTGGCGTGCTCGGCATCGGCGGCGCGCCTGCGTCGCCGTCCTGCTGGCCGCCCTGTCCGCGCAGCATCTGCAGCAAACCCGACTTTGCGACCATGCGCAACAGGTCGCCTAGCTGGGTCTGCTGGACGCCCGCGGTCGGCTGGCCTTGCTGCAGGTGCCGCGACAGCGATCCGACGGCGCGCGTGGCGTCGCGGTGCATCGGGCTTCCGGCCGGCAATCCTAGCGCGGCCTGCTGGATGAGTTGAATGGCGTTTTGCAGCATCATCATGGCGCTGGCCTGGGTGCCTTCGCCGGGTGCTGATGGCGATGGTCCCTGCTGCTGCTCGCGGAGCGCTGTCAGGAGCCCGCCATCGTCGCCTTGGGGTGGTCCGCCGCCGCCGGCCGTCGGGTCTTGGCCGCCGCCTGGTCCGCCGGGTCCGCCGGGACCGCCGGGACCGCCGCCGCCGGGATCGCCACCGGCGCTATCTAGAAAGCTCATGGTGCCGCCTCAAAATCCTGCCCTGACGGCGCGGCCGCCCTACTGGGGGGGGGCGGGTGAGTAGAGCAAAACCGGCACCGCCCGGGCAGGAAAGTTTTGGTGGATTGGGGTGCGTGTCCAGGTCCACCAAGCCCCGGAAGCTACCACCAAGACGCGCCCCCCTGCAACTATTTGGAGCGACGCCCGGCGCCGGCCGGCTTCTTGCCCTTGCCGGTGACGAGGGACAACAGCGTTTCGCGCTTTTCGTCCGCCTTGGCCTGCTCGGCCTCTGCCTTCTTGCGCTGACGCAGCCGCGCCAGCAACAGTTGGGCGCCGGGCGGGTGCAGCATGTGGATGAGATCCTCGGCATCGACGGCGCCGGCCCGCGCCAGCGCGATGGCAAGTTGCCGGTTGTCTTCCGCGAATGCCGGCGAGGCGGAATGTGAATCGACGATCACCTGATAGTGCGACGGCAGGTCCGCAAGCGTGAAGTCGATGCCTGAATCGGTCGTGTAGATCATCGCATCTTCGTCCTGCATGATCCGCAGCCCGATGTAGCCACACTCGGCAAGTTGTCGTTCGATGCGGGCGGCCTGGTCGATGAGACGAGGTGAAGAGGTCCGGACAAGTGTTTGAGCATGCACTCCAGCGCGAACGCCAGGCTCACCCTGGCCCGACATGATGGGGGAAAATCCGCCGGCTTCGTCGAACATTTGGAAGATGAATTGGATTTCTTGCATGGCGGAGTCTGGCGGAGGGTCCATGATTTTCTGCGCTTTTGCGTTGGGGTTGGGATCCGCAAGAAAGCCTCCTTCATTGATGAGCTTGAAATACATTTCCTCTGTCACGCTGGAAAAACCTGACAGCAACTGCGGCGCGCGCGCGTTCCTCTGCCACATGATGTTGAGGTCGCGCAGGCGCTGGTTCAACACGTCCTGCAGCATCTGCACGTCCGCGATGATCGAGCGGCCCCAGAAATACCCGGGTGTCTCCTGCGGCTGAATCTTCACGAATGAATTATGCCCCGGGACGCCCGATATGTTGCGGCGGGTCTTGTCGCCTTCGATGATGATGTCGGGGTAAACCATCTGGATCACTGTGTAGTCGTTTGGCCGCCCCGCGTCCTTGACCCACAGTTCACAATGCTTGACCGTCTCCGACATGCGGTTCCAAAACTTCTGCGGCCGCCACGGGGCCGGTGACGGGAACACCTGCACGATGCCCGACGCTGACGGCACCTCGCCATGACTGCCCAGCGGCTGCATGCCGCCGACAATCATCTGATGGAGATAGGTCGGTTCTTCCTCGGCGCCGGTTCCGATCTTGGCCGCAAGCAGGCGTTCCAGGATCTCCTTGCGCTTGGGGTGGCCCTGCGCTTCGAGCTCGGCGTCGAGGCGCGAAATCGTCGGATAGCTGACGTGACAGAACGCTTCCTGCTCGTCGAGCTCCAGTATCGCCTCGTTGAGCACCCCGAAGTTCTGCGGATGCACCGGCGCCATCCGGAACGTCTTGGTGCGGCGGTTGGGCGCGATCTTGAGCAACTGGCACCCGTTCACCAGCGACATCACGACCGCTGCGGCAAAGGTGACGTCGCTGTTGGTCGCCGAAAAGTCGGCGGTGAGCTTCTCGGCCGCAAGCTGTGCGCGCGACAGCACCGAGTCGTCCTCGCCACTGTCAAACGTGATCTGAAAGCGCACGTCGGTCGGCTGCATCAGGAAGCCGGCGAGCTTGTCAACAAATCCCTTGATCTTGTTGTAGATCGCGGCGCGCGCGTCATAGGTGCCGGTGTAGTAGTATTGCGCCGCGCGGGTATAGATCAGGCCGCGATCGACAGACGATCCCATGCAGTTGTCGGTGAGTTCCTTGGCCCAGTCCTGCAGGTCCAGAATCTCAGTGGGGATCCTTAGCATTGAGGCGCCTTATCACGTCCTCCCCCGCGATGACTTCTTTGGTCTGGAATATCTCGATCTGCTCGGCGAGCGTTGGCTCCCGTAACGTGAGGTCGTCGCGATAGATCGCGACATGGGCGCAGTAGATGCACACCGAAAAATCAAGTGGCTTCGGGCGCTTGTCGCATTCTATGCCAGTTGCACCGTTGATCGGCTTTCCGCACTTGAGGCAGCAAACATCAGGCATTCGATGCTTTTTTGCGCTCAGTCTCATTTGGCCGCACCTTACCAGATCTTCGCAGACCGCCGCTTTGAGGCTTCTATCAAGTCAACCTGCGTCCCTTCGCGGAGATTTTTCTGCAGGATGTCGAGACCGTCAATGCCGCCGGTCTCGCGTCGCGTCTGTTTGCCGATGGAGAACGCCTGTTCAAGCGTCGCCCGGTGGGCGTGCCACTCAGCGGGCAGCGCCGGCCCGCCCCGCTGGTCCTTGTAACGCACCTTGGCCCGCCCGCCGTCGCGTCCGTCCGACTTGAAATCCGCGACGCCGTAATCCTCGCTGGCTATGGTCTCGGCCAGTTTGACCGCCTTCGACAGATTCGACCCCCCGATAGCGATCGGGCGGAAATCTTGATCCATGGGGCGGCGGCGCCTGCATTCGGGGCAGCGCGGCGGAGGCGAGTCCCATTCGTCCATGGATAGAATTTGCGTCAGTTGGTGGCCGCAGCGCGGACACATAAACTCTCGGCGGATAGGCATTTCTAGGAGCCTCATAGTAGACCAAGGTCGGATCGAGATTTGCCGGGTTGGCGGTGCGCACGATGTCGTCCACCTGCGCGGCGATGTCGTCGGATCCCACCTGCCAGGTTATCACAGGCATCAGAGAGAGCTTTCCGGATCGAAGTTCTTGAACGGCGTGTGTTCGATCTCGAATTTCTCGCGCAACCCCTTTTCGATCGCCTCGCACATGGTGAAAGTCTGTGCCGCGATGTCGCGCATCTGCAGGATGATGTGCGTGGAGAGTTCGGCGGCCTGATGCTGCGCCTCGCGGCTCGGATAGTCCTCGCGCTTCGAGCGAAAGCGCAGTTCGGTCTCGGACAGGATGATGCACGACCACGTGGGAAAGTGATACTTGAACGCGGCGCGCTCCTTGGAAATAACCGTGATCGCGCCGGCCATGTCGTGCTTTTTAAGCACCGCCTCGATTTCGAGAACGCACTCCCAATATTTTTTTTCGTTGTCGCTCATTGCGGCATTCCCTCTATGACTTCCATGGAGAGGATTGCTTTTGACGCGGCGGCGGCGATCGTTTCGAGCGAAGGGTTGTCGCTGCGGTACTGCTGAGAGATGAGCACGTAGATGTGCAAGAGCAGAGTACCGCCTGCGAATGGGTCGTCCGTCACCTCGCACACGGCATCGAGAATCCGCTGCACCTGCTCGTCGTTGACGCTGATCCGCCTGAGTGTGGTCGTGCTTTCGATCATTCCGGTGGCTCCTCAATTTCCTTACGGCTGCGCGCCCTGATGCGATCGACAACATCTTTGAGCACATTCGCGGGATTGCGGGTCGTGTTTTGCACCTCGGTGAAGCCCCACGCCATGACTTCGCATTTGATGTGCCACGGGGCGTCGAGCGCCGTTATCGTGTCGGCCCATTCGCGCGCAAGTTTCGGCAAGTCGCGAAGATCGATCGGAGCATCCCCGCCGGCCGACGCGGCCGCCGACATAGGCCAGGGCCGCGGTACTAGAAATTCGCCCATCAGAATTTTTCCTTTCGCTCGCGTCCCTTCGTGTTCATCGACTTGATGTGCTGCGAGAACGCCCAGGAAAGCACGGCACCGGCGCCGCCTTCGGGCCGTTCGCCATTGACGGACTCCCAGGTGAGGCCGCGCGCGATCAGGCCAGGCCGCTTCCACTCCACCCACGCATGATGTCCAAGCGTCGCCGCGCTCATAAGGTCGTCGTTCTCCCCGGTGTCGGGGCCGGCGCCGATATACCCGCCGTCTTCAACGATCGCCTGCATTTCCTTCACGAGATGCACCGATCGGAACTCGATCCGCCGCAACATCAGGCTGTCGCGAAACTCGGAATAGATCATCGACTTGTTGTCGGCGTTCGTTTTCCAGTTGATCACATTGCCGGCGCCGCCCATGGAGTCGGCGCGTTTGTAGAGGAACCATCGCACATTTCCGATCATGTCGAGGATCGGCCCTAGCGCGGGGTCGCCCTGGATGATGCCGCGCTCGGCAAGCTGGCGCAGGTTGCGCACTTCGGGCATGACTGACGCGCCGATGCCCGACACTTCCATGTTGGCGATGTGGTCGCGGTAGGCGCCGCACAGGTGGCACATTACCCACGCGAGTTGATAGGTCAGTGGCTTGTTTGATCGATACTCGGCGACTTGTACGATGCGGTCCGCGTACAGCCTGAAAACTTCGATGGCGTGGTTGTTGGCGTCGCCGCCGCCGCCGCCCGACGGGTCAACACCGATCGCATAGACACCGTCGCGGGCCGGCGGTTCCCACACCCGCAACGTCACCTCGTCGCGATTGCGTGTCTGCTCGATCCGGGACTCTAAGAATTCTTCGCTGAAATAGTATTTGTATCCCTGATACGCGGGACCGGTTGCCAGAGTCTCCGCAATCTCCAAGGTGCGTGCGGCAGGAAAGAAACCAGATCCCGACGCGATGAAACATTCGGTTTCGTGCCATGGATAGTGTCGGAGCATGTGCTCCTCGTCTCGGAATTCGGCCTCCCTTCGCCACCAGGCGATTTGCTCTGGTTTGATGACAATGCCGTATTGCTGTTTTGCGATGCGCGCTCTTTTGATTTCGTCATCGGTCAGTCTCCCACCGTCCCAGTACGTGCGAAAATCCGGGTGAGTCTTGTGGATCGAGTTAAAAGGGTTACTCCAGAATCCGAGAAACACCGCCATCATGCGCGGATCGTGTTTCGCCTGTTCCCAATACTCATGCCACCAGTTGAAACCGTTGGCGACGCTTTCAAACAAATAAAGCCGGTTGGGGTTTTCCTGCGCGAGCGACGCCTTGAGGGACTCGACGCCCGCGAGCGACCGCCACAACGAACACTCGGTCGCATGCAGCATGTTGAGCGCGCGCGAGGCGCCCAGGTCGGGATTGCTCGCCGCCGCGAGGAGGTCAATGACTGACTTGTTCGCAAACGCCATGCCCGACCGATTGTTGGTGATAAGCCGGTGATCCGGTCCGCGCCACTCAGCGGGCAGCGACTCCAGCAAGTCGGCGAAGATGCGCCGCAGTCGCTCCAGGTTGTCGGTGCGGTCCGCGATGATGGCGCCCTGCATGCCCGCGTTCGCGAGGGCCCAGAACAATTCTATGATGCTGCAGGTCGTGGTGCAGGCCACTTGCCGGCATTTCAAGAAAACGAACGTGTGGACGTCCTGCGAGATGCCGCGGCACACGGTGTCAATGACCATGCGCTGCGATAACCACGGCTCGATGTGCGCCTTGCCGTGCTCCTTGGTCGTGACTTCGACAGCGCCTAGGAGACTGTAGATGCCTTCGCGGATTGTTGGCATGAGTCCACCATGCAAGCCAGTTTGGCGCTGCGCGGGTCATCGGGCCGCCCTGCTACAGTGATTGCCACACGCTGGCCGCAGAGATTGCACGCAACCAGCATGACCCCGCACCGCGGCGCCGGGTAGGGCAGGGCGACGCTGCAAGTCTCCGTGGCGCCTCGCGACAAGTCCACGTCGATGCCGTCCGGATAGGCGGGATTCGGCGGACACCTCGGCCACCGGCCGCTGTCGAGAAATTTAACCTTCACGGGTTTTCGCCGCTGGCTTGGCGTAGCTGTTGCCGTCGCGCCGGACATACTGCCCGGCAATGAATGCCGGCGCCGCCGTCGTCGCCCGCGGCGTGGCAGCGGCGCGCTCGTAGAATTTCTCGATCCGCTTCATGCTGTCGGCGATGGCGTCGAGATCCCGGCGCTCGTGCGCGCTCACGAGAACGGCCCGGCCGGGAATCCCGGCGGTACTACCGGCAACACGACTTGGTTCGTCAGCGGCACCGGATGCACCGGCGGCGGCGCCAAGTTGGAGCTCAGCACGATAGGCGGCGGGATGTTGGGGTTGAGGATCATGGCAAACGTGCCGGGCGCGGCCTGTTGGGCGGGCGCGGCCGGCGCCTCGGCGGGCGCCGTGGTGTTGTGGTGCGTGGTCTGCGGAGGTCGCGACATGATTGCATCCCTTGTGAGAGACGCGTAAAGTATACCCGCACCCGCTGCGTTAGCAACGGGCGCGTGTTCCTCTGCCGCTGTCGGGTCCAGGTCGTCCCCGTAACCCCATCCCCCAACGCTTGGACTCGGCGGCGGTTTACTTCTCGGACGGCGGCGGATACGGGCCGGGGTGCATCGCTGACGCCAACACCCGCAACATGCTGGACAGGTCGTCGAGGCGGGTTTTCAGGTAGGACTCAAGGCGACCTAACCGGCCTTCCACGCGCTCAACCGCCATGTCGATGCGGAGATTGGTTTCTTCCAGGCGGCGACGCACGGCCGTGATGTCGCGCCGCAGCCCGGCAAGTTCCTGGTCTCGCTCGTAGGTTTTCAAAGCCCGCAATTTGTCAGCGTAGACGGCGGCGTGATCCATCTCCTCGTCGATCAGAAATTGCGCGCACTCCTCGATTACTATGTTTCGGTCCATTGCCCGCCCTATTGTCTCGGCCACAAGTTCAACTCGCGGTCCATCGGACCAACGAGCCGCGTTATCAACTCCAGAAAAAGCTTCTGCTGGTCGGCGCGCAATTCCGGATTGTGCCCGGCGATCCACACCGCGGCGAGGTGGGCGACGACGGCGCCCTGTACGGCTGGATGGCGTCCCTGCAGCATGGGCCGCATCTCCCGAAATAGGGCGTTGACTTGTTCCCCGTAGTCGGCCGGCAACCGATCCGTGAGGTCGTCGCCGGTCCAAACGGTTGCCTTCGTTTCGGTCATGGCGGCAACTCGTGATCTTCCAGCCGCCTGATGCGCTCCTCGTGGCGTTCGAGATACGCCTCGATGGATTCCATGCGGCGTTCAAGTGAACCCATGCGGCCCTCTACGGCCGACATGCGGTGTTCGATCCGATCGAGCCGCGACTTGATAGATGCGGTGTCGTCCAGCACGCGTTGCAGTTGGCGCGCTAGGAAATTCAGATCCACGGTTTCGGTCATTGGCTGGTCCGATCCTCTAGAACCTTGATGCGGCGATCGTGTCGTTCCAGCATGCGCATCAGTGCGACAGCTTCCACACCCTTGCCGTCGAGCCTGATAACCGAACCCTGCACCATTTCGAGCCTGTCCTCTATGTCGCGCAGCCGATTGAGCATCTCGGCTCGCAACTCCAGAATCATAGCCGCGAGCGTGTCCGTTGTGATGTCAGCCATTCCGCACCCCTTTTTTTGGGACCGATGTCAATCTATTCTTTCCGGACGCTCGGATCAAGGCGGCACCTCGCCGTCTCGACCAGATCCATCTGCTGTCTGTCGTCAGAGAACAGCCCGACGTCGCATTGTTGTTGCGGTTTGCGGGGTCGCAGCGGCGCGGCGGCCTGTCGTTTCATGAGTGTGATCCGGTCGCGCGAGACTTGCTCGCGCT